TCAAATAGTCCGTAACCATTTCTGTATACCGTTCCAGGGTTGATCTGCTTTGATGAAGCGTCTACACCTGTTGGAGTTGCGTTAGCTGAGTCAAGATATGCGGCGCTGTTTACATCTACACTAGATATTTGTCCAGATGTGTACTCTGACTTACCAATACTTCTTGCTGTTCTACGACGAAAGTTTTGATCTAGTCCAGTGTAATCTTTTAGAGAGTCCCAGCTTTTATTAAACGGATCTTGCTCTTTAAAAATATTAGGCTTTTCATCCTGTGTGTTTAAACTTGCAGAAATGTATGTGTAATCAATATCTTCACTCATCAAAAGCCTCTCTTCCAGAAACGTTAAGTGTATTCTGTGCTGCTTGCCATGCTCCAAGGTCATTCATTGAAGGAATTAAACCACTAGACATTCTGTCAAATTGCTCTGAGTGCTCTTCATCAGAAATACGTGTTAGTCCAGGAACGAATACTGCTTCTCCATCGCCTGGATCGCCGTAGTGCTTTGCTGCACTTTTAAGTTCCGCAATCTTGGTAAAATCATTACGCATTGACTCAATGTTCAAAACATTGCCACTGCCGTCAGTAAACCACTTACCAGTAGACTTTTTATATACGTATAGTCCCCAGTCGTAGTTCTTCTCAATTACCTTTTTACGTACGTTTCCTACAATAGGCAGGCCAGTCTTTTGATTAATTAATGGGTTATTTGCTGTAGTCATAACCATAAGTATACCATAATGCTAGCAATGTGTACCAAACCTTACCATTAGTAAAGTTTGATCTCACATGCGTCTGTTGAGCAGTAACTCTCGCCTTCAGCCTCAAGATTTTCTACACCATCATAAATCGCAGACCAATCAATCTTGCCAATTGTGCCTACATATGCATTGTATTCTTCTCGTGAGATTTCTGTATATGGTTGCTGTGGATAAGTCTTATTTCCCATTGGAAGGAATGAAACTGCCTTTAGTTGACCCTCATACATATTAAGTGCTGGAGCAATAAACTTCTTTTCTTCTTCTAAATCAAATGATAGGGTTACTGAAACACCATTATCTGACCAGTACTTCTGAGCAGTTGCTGCTAAACCAATCTTCTCAAATAGGCTAACCTGCTTCTCAGCACGCTTATGTCCTGAAGCAACTGGGAAGTATACTACTGAGGTATTTGCTGATACTAGATCTGCTTCAATCTTATACCCTGCAGCTTTGAAAAGATGTAGCATTGGATCAGTGTTTCCAAAACGAATTGCACGCAAGTAGAATTCTCCACCAGGTCCCCAGTGAACTCCAGGAGTTGCGCCAGAAAGAAGTGACACTGATCCTGAAGGTTTGACGGTAGTTACACGAACTGATTCACGAACACACAACCACTCTGAGTATTTGTGATCATAGTGACGAATCTTTTCATAACCTTCGTCCATCCATTCACGAGTTGTTGGAAGACCATATGTGTCTGCAAATGATGCAATACCTGTCAAAGATGTTCCAATACGACGATTACGTTGCATAATACCGTTTGTTATTGGCCAATGTGTTGGCATGAGAGTAACAGTCTTTCCATACAGATACGCAAACTTCAATGTCTTGAGGAAGTCCTCCTTAGATTCATGACGATTCAAGTGCACTTCTACAAGTGTGCAAAGTTCGTATGATTCTAATGGCTGCTCCGCACAAGGATTGAATCCCATAATACGGGAATCCTTATAGTCTGGTGCATCTTTTAATCTACCATATTCTCTTGCAACATCTAGCCAAATAAATCCTGGCTCTCCGTTATCTGCAATTAAATCTACATAGTCTTCATATTTTGTTCCAATTGTTGCTGAAATAGAATTGTTAGACATCCATGCCCAACCTGGTTTTTCTGGATCATATGAGTTACGCTCTGGAAATACTTCTGGATTCTTAAGATTACTAAATCCTTCATCTTCTGGAGTTCCAAGAGCAAGGGTAGCAGAACGACGAACATTGCCAGAAACAACGCATGTTCCAATAAGATTAACAATGTCTACGATAGCACGGCTATCAAGTGCATCTCCTGCTCTAGAGCCCACTACATTGCGAATGCGTGTATGTAGATCAATAAGGGGTGCTGGACCGCTAGCAACGCCCCCAAAGCCCTTAATAGGGGCTCCTAGAGGACGGATGAGGTCGTAGTTAAATAGCTGAATTGGCTGGTTTTGACGAAGAAATGAGTTAACCAAAAGACGAACTGATTCAACCCATCCTTCACGAGTATCAGGAATTTCATATGTTGATGCTGGCTCAGTAGGAGCATAGATTGACATCTGCTTGTCTTGTCCAAGGGTATCAAATCCAACTCCAATGCCCAACATTAATGCATCCATTACCCAAGCAAACAATGCGCCAGGATCATTACGGTCAAGGTCTCTTGTTGAAACCATGGCACAGTTTTGAAGAGATGCAGAGTTACGCTTCTCCATAGTCATAGGGGTTCCAAATGCCCAAAGACCACGACCTGGAGGTGTCCACTTTAATTCAAACATTCTTTGAAAAGCTTCTTGTGCAGACTTCTGTGCTTTGTTGTCATTCCATGGCAGACGATTATCCTTGGCATGGTTCTTTTGAACTGAATACATACCCTCAATTACACGACGACATACTTCATGCCAGCGTTCTTTAGTACCGTCTTCCTTAACACGAGAATATGTTCTAATAAAAGTAACCTCTCCAAGAGAGTTAGAGCCAGCATCTTTAAATCCAAATGGTGCTGGTACAAGTTGATATTTATTAACAAATTCTTCTGATAGACGAAAAGAAAATACGCTTTCTGACATTATATATACCTTTCAAAGTAAAATTAGATGAGTACTTCATGTTTTCTGAAGTAGTACCTAAGTATAACACAATTATTTAATGGTTTCAAGCGTAAAACAAAAAGGCTATACCTTAACATTAGGTATAGCACTTTGAGTTTGCTAAGGTGTTACTTCTTTTTAGCTTTAGGCGTTTTAAAATCTTTAGGAACATGCTCCCATGTAATTGGCTGTTTCTTCATATGTGTTACAAGTACAGTTGGATCAAAGTATAACTCAATGCCTGCACGATATGCCTTAATACACCAGGAGATATCTTCTCCTACTGCATCAATGATATCTGTACCGTCTGGGTTTTCTCCAACCTTAACGTATTCATGGCTAAACCACGGTCTTTGAATTTTTTCAAATACTCCAGATTTCATAGCAACAAACCCAAACCCAAGGCTTTGAACTCTTAGTGGATCTTTAAGGTTTACTATTTCATGAGCTGGCATTCCACCTGGAGCACCCCAAGCATGGACGGTAGTTGTATAACCATCAGCAAGCAAATAACACCCTGTAGCTACATCATATTCAGAATCATAGATCTTAAAGAATTGTTCTGTAGTCCAGGCAATATCTGAATCAATCCAAAAAATCTTATTGTATGTTATGTCTTTACCACCTGGAGAAGTTTGGGTAGGGTCTAGGTTTAATCCTTCAGTACCCGCAGCAGTTAGCTCACGTGCATGATGAACAAGAGATGAGTAGCCATTTAACCATTTATAGGTTATACCTCTTTTATCACATTCCGCTAAAGTTGCAACTAGGCTTTTTACATACTGGGCTTCCATCATTGCCCCTGGTGTTGCTATTAATATATCATAATGTTTCATAGATTCCCCACTTTATTTTTATATTAAAAGTATAGCACAAAACGGGCTGCTACTGCAACCCGTCTCATACATACTATAATTAAGCGTATAGCTCTTGTAAGGATGTCTTTGCAGAAGAATATTCCTCAAAACTATTTGCGTCTTGTACTGCTTTAATTGCATTTTCTAAATCAACTTTATTTGGTTTATTTTTTGCACTTATTCCTGAGCCTGCAGGTGCAAATGGAGCATCTTCATCTTCAATCTCTGCAACTTTTAGGATAGCCCATTGGTGCATTTCACTTAAGGTTTTCCAACGATCTCCATTTGGATAAGATGTTTGTATTAAAAAGGGCACGTGGTTTTCATCCTTAAAAAATACAATTGGTCCATCTTGAATTATATTATATTTAATTGACATCATATCTCCTTTATGACCATGGTCCTGATACTAATGTTGCGCTTGAGCTGATTCCTGTATATGGCTTAATCACTATATATGTATCAGGATAGACTGTTATACCAGTAGATGAACCTGAAGTACTATGTTGCATCTGAAGTGTTAAAGTAGTAGTGTTTGTTTGATTTGTTTTAATCCATCCATCAAACATTGATACAGCATTCATTGCTGATGTTGTTGCATTTTGTACAAGAACCATTGAGTATGATGAAGTGCCATCAGTTTTTCTTAGCTGTGTAGTCTGTCCTGTAGTTACAAAATTAGTTGCAATACTTGAGCTCTCAAAATATACATTTGTCATAATAAAACTTTGAGGTGCAACAGAATTAAAATTAAAACTATATGTCGCTATACCAGCACCAGCTGATGCTGGCTTTTGTGCGTGTATAATTCCTTTAACATAATATAAAGTATCTGGTTCAAGAGTAATCTGTGTGTTTCCAGAATCAAAAATATTATTGGCTCCTGCGTTATTTGTTAAAGATCTATTTTGATTGACACGTACAAGGTATTCTGCTGGAACGATGCCTCCACTTGAAGAAAGGACTGGAGGGTTTACCCATGAAAACGAGTTTGTTCCGTCTGCTGCCAAGTACATTCCTTGAGCACCAGACATCATCATGTTATCGTATAGGGTGCCTTTAAAGCTTGAGTTAGTTATGGTTTTATTACTTAGCGATTCTGTACCGTTGAGAGTTACTCCTGCAAGACCAGTTAGTAGTGATCCATCTCCAATAAACTTTCTAGCTGAAATATCTGCTGTTGTAGAAATCCCCTCTGAATCTATACTAACGCCAGATCCTGTAGTGCCTCCACCAACATAAGAAAAAGCAGTGTATGATGGCTTGCTTGACTGCAACCATGTTACTCCATCTGTAGAAGACTGAATAGTTGAAGATTCTGAAGAAGTTATATAAAATTTTCCACCTGCAAAGTAAACTGTAGCTTGAGTAGCAATTGAGTTTATAGTATTATTCCAAGTAGTTAAATCTGTTGAGCTATAGACATTTCCATCATAGGTTACTGTTAAATATATTCCATTTCCATAAGCCATTCCAGTATATGAGTCATAGGTTGCTGGTGGCAAGGTGCCCTGTGTCCAGGTTATTGCATCTGTTGAATACTCATAGTTATAATAACCTCCACTATGTCTAATAAATTTATTATTAGCAAACATAATATCTGCAAAAACACTAGGCATTGAAGTATGTGCCGACTCTGACCATGTTACTGCATCTGTAGAGGTAACGATTGTTGAATTTGGTTGAGAATAATATACATACTTTCCGTTTCCATATGCCATATACTGACCAAATCCTGGTGCAGATGAAACTGTCCATGTTACTGCATCTGTAGAAGAACGAACTTTTGGCGTACTTGTGTTTTCATAAATAGCAACAAATTTTCCATTTGCAAATATTGGCTTTGATGCAGTGGCTGCACTTACGTCAACTGGAACCTGAGCAGTTGTCCAGGTATATCCGTCTGTTGATACATAGTCGTTGTTAACGCTTGTTGTATAAAATATTGTTAGTTCATCGTTTGCAACTACTGGAGTACGACTATCTGTGTCTGGAAAACCAGAAGCATTCTGATTCCAGGTAAGCGTATCTGTAGATATTGCTGATTGTGTACCTCCACCAGTTCCAGCATAGACAAACTTAATCGGAACGGTAATAGATGTATCTAAAGAAATATGTGAATCAGCTGCTGCATTTAAAGTTAAAGCATCAAGATCTATTCTTTTAAAAGAGTCCTTGCTTGATAATACTGACATTAGTTATTCTCCTTTGTGTTTAAATAAATCATGATATTTCTGCTCCAAACGTTGAAAAGCTTGTTGTGCCATTTGTAGACTTTACGAATATTGCATTGTTTTCTGACAATGAATAACCAGACTTTATTGTAATTGTTTCATTACCTTCAACATTTACATTGTATGCAATATAGTCTGATGATTGAGGAACTGGTGCAGTAATTATATTAGCTGAAGCAGCATTTTCCCATGCTATTCCATCCATCATTCCGTCTATTGCTAACTGAGTGGTCCATGTTACTGCGTCTGTAGACTTATAGTAAGCGCCAGACATTTCTCCAGATATAACAAAATTATTATTTACGAATGCAATGTTTTTATTATAGGTTCCAGGGGTTACATCAGTAGGAAGTGTTGAAACTGTCCAAGTAATTAGATCCGTTGATGCTGCAATTCTTGGTGTTGTATCTGCATCACTTGAAGTATATGCTGCTATTACATATTTTCCATTACCATAAGCTACACGGCTTCTCCATAGACTTGAATATCCAATTGTTGAAATGGTCCAAGACACTCCATCTGTTGATACTGCAACTTCATCTGAACCGCCCATAAAGCTGTATGCACTAATCACAAACTTATTATTTACAAAACTTATTTTATCAGGAGAGGCAGATGAAAATGCTGGAGAAGAAGATCCCCATGTAAATCCATCTGTTGAATGCCAAACCGCACCACTTGCTCCTGGTACAGCAACGATTTTTCCATTTCCGTATGCAACAGACTGACTTCCAACAACACCATCATTCATCATATATGGTGAATAGTTTGTCCATGTTATAAGATCAGTAGAGCTATGAATTTCAACATTTGTATGAACATAGTATCGCCCATTTGCGTAGAATGAGCCAGCTATTGAGTTGGTTGCCCCAAAACTTCCACCACCAGTAGGTGTCCAAACTTCACTTGATAAATCAGTTGTTTTTGCTAAAATTCCACCAGACGTCATATCGTAGCCTGATGCTAACCAGCCCAGTGGTCCGTATGTTACTGAGGACCAATCTGCTGGCGCTGGCATGCTTGCATTTGTCCAAGTAAGCAAATCTGTACTTATTTGTACTCTATTGCTAAATGGTTTTTGAAAAACAACATAGGACTGTTCAACTGGTTCTGCACTATCTAGGAATGCAATGCTATAAGTATCAGCACTACTTGAGGTATTATTAATGTTAATAGACTTTACCAGTGCCGAATTATTTTCTGGAACAGAATAGTTATTTGTGTCAGTGTTTGCAGCAGGTCTTGTTTGACCTAAAATCTTGTAATTAGTTGTCATGATAGTTCAACTCCATATGCTGAGAATGTTAGACCTGAAGAGCCTTTAATTAGAACAGAGTTTTCTGAACCTAACACAATCCCTGGTTCTAATATTTTTGAAGTATTTGCTGCAATAGACACACCTTTGTAGAGTGAATGTACTGGGTCTGTTGCATATGTAGAAGAAAGTACGGCATCTACAAGAGAAGTACCCCACATCATTTTTGTAGGGTCTGGATTATTGTGCATTGTCCACGTTACACCATTTGTGCTTGTATGATAGTTGTTTCCATTACCGTCTTGACCTATCACAAAAGTGTCATCTGTAACTCTACGTGAATATGCATCTGTAACAGGAACAGTGCTATAGTTCCAGGATACCAAATCTGTTGAATAGGCAGAGTTACCCATAGCATCAAAAACCAAAAAGTTTTGACTATTTCCCATTACAGCTATTGGAGACCCCATAAGCATTGGTGCAGTAAAATCTGTCCAAGTTATCGCATCTGTTGATAATTGCCAAAGAGCCACACTGTTGACCCAATCCGTACCTTGTAACAAAAACATTCCATTTGAAAATGTTGCATAATTTGTATATGCGTCAGCTCCAGTATTAGAAGAGTTTGTGGATCCTGTCCATAATGTCCAAGTAACTGCATCTGTTGACCTGTATCCTTCGCTCATATTATTTGATGCTCCAAGATATATGCCATTTCCATAAGCAAGGTGGGTAATAAAATTTTGTCCATAAAATCTTGAAGGAAGTGATGCTGATGTCCAGGTTATTAGGTCTGTGCTGTTATAAACAATTCCTAGTGCTGTGCCCATATTATCTAGATCATCATAAGGTGCAAAGCAATAATTATTATTGCCAACAACAAAAGCATTTCCACTAACATTTCCCCATGCTGTACTTTCTGTCCATGTGATTAGGTCTGTAGATGTTGCATATCCTGCAGATCCCATCATTGGATTTTTTTGAGCATAAAACTTATTAGAAAGATAATGAAATGTTTTCCAAGAACTTGCAGAAGGTAGTGTTGAGGTTTGCCATGTAACTTCATCAGTTGAGTACTTTAAAGTGCTTGTATCAGCATAATTATCTGTTTCAGCATAAATTGTTAAATTTACAGGTGTTGCAGACCCAACCAAGTCGTTATCTGTTAGCGCTTCATCTACAACATTAATATCAAAAGTCTTAGATTCTGTTGATCTATTTGCTACTGTAATGTTTGTTAGAATTGCTTCTGTACCGACAGAAGTTGAGTATAGTACACGCTCTGCTGTATTTGTTGGAGCTTTCTTGCCTAAAATCTTATATGTATCAGTCATTGTTTTCTCTCCTTATGCCATCGCAAAAACTGGATGTATTGCAGGTGCTGAAGAATTGCCTCCAGAAACTGTTGCCCAAGATGCAGTTGTTCCGTTTGTTGTTAAATATTTTCCATTATTACCTGATTGAGAAGGAAGAGATATTGGTGCTGCTGCCCATTCAACTCCATTGGTTGCGCTTGAATTTGCTGTGAGCAAATATCCATTTGTTCCAACTGCAAGCTTAGCTGGGGTATTATCAGCTGAAGCAACTAAAATATCTCCCTTAGCATCAAATAGTGATTCGTCTACCTTTAAGTCTAAAGCTGTTTGAGTTGCTGTAGATACTGGCTTATTTGCATCTGAGGTATTGTCAACATTGTCAAGGCCAACCATAACCTTGTCAATTCCAGTTACTGCACCTGTAAATGCTGCTCCTGTAAGTGAAGCCTTTAGGTCAAGCGCTGTTTGAGTTGCAGTTGAAACTGGCTTTTCAGTGTCCGCTGTATTATCAACATTGC